CGGATCCGGGTGAATCGGGAACATGTTAAAGGGGACACCGTCGGCCGATGCGTCTCTCTAGACCCCACACACGCCGACGGCCTCCTCGCCCGTCTAAAGATCGCTGCGACACCGCGGGGTGATGACACGCTCGAGCTCGCCGCCGATGACATGGTGTCGGCGTCGATCGGCTACTTCTGCAAATCGGCAGAGGACTACATGCTGAACAGGCGCACGGCTACCCGCCGTGTGACGAGGGCGTTCCTCGACCATCTCGCGATGGTCGAGTCGCCCGCCTATGCAGGGGCCCGTGTGCTGGCTGTTCGAGAGGATCAGTCCGGGCTCGCAACGGCAGATGAGCCGTTGTATCAGGCACCGGCGTTGGATGAAGCGATCAACAACGAAGCCTTTGCTTGGGCTGCGTCACGTATCGCCCGTTCACACGTCGAATAGAAACATCGACCAGTCGCCCAGGGTGTGGGTGATGTCGGGCCGCCGGGTGGGTGGCGTCGAAGGTTGGCAACCCCTTACCGCCTTGAAGGAGGCCAATTATGGCTAACAGCCATGCCAACGACGCCATGATTCGGCGTCTCGAAAAGGAGCTCGAGGAGCGTTCCGCCGCCGCGAACGCGATCATCGGCAACGCTCAAGGGTCGGAACGTGACCTGAACGACTCGGAGAAGGAAACCCTCGCCGGCCTCGAGGCCCGCATCAAGGAGATCGCTCCGCAGATTCAGCAGATCGAGAACATGGCGGAGATCGCCGGGCAGGTCAACGACCGCCTCAAGCAGATCGACGTCGCGACCACGTCGGCCCGCCACTACGGGTCGAACCCGGTCGAGTACCGGTCGGCTGGCGAGTACATCTGTGATCAGTGGTCGGCGCATCTCGGGAACCGTGGAGCTCAGGAGCGGCTCGAGATCTATTCGCGTGCCGCCGCCCATCAGAAGACGTCGGACAACACCGGTGTCATCCCGATTCCGCAGATCGGTGACGTCATCAACTTCATTGACGCGTCGCGTCCGATGGTGCAAGCGATCGGGCCCCGTGAGATGCCGTCGCAGAACTGGTATCGGCCGCTTATCACGCAGCAGCCGACGGTTGGTGTGCAGGGTTCGGCCGGTGCGGCAGCCGACGAAAAGTCGGAGCTTGTGTCTCAGAAAATGTTGATCACGAAGCTGACCGGATCAGCCGTCACGTACGGCGGCTACGTCAACGTGTCCCGTCAGGACATTGACTTTTCGTCGCCGCAGATCATGGACATCATCATCGAAGGGTTGGCGAACGCCTACGCGTTGCAGACGGAGACGGCGACCGGCACCGCCCTCGACGCGTCCGCCGCGACCAACGTCGGCTACGGGGCGTCCCCGACCGCGGCGACGTTGACGGCTGCGCTCTGGTCGGCGATGGCGACGATTTACGCTGCTGTGAAGGGTGCCCCCGGACAGGTGGTGTTGGCGGTGGCGGCCGACCGGCTCGCCGTGTTCGGTCCGCTGTTCCCGCCGTTCAACGTGCAGAACGGCCAGTCCGCCGGTCTGCTCGCCGGCAATTTCGGTTCCGGCGATATCGGCAACGTCGCCGGTATCCGGCTCGTCATGTCGCCGGGCCTCGCGTCTGGTAAGTCGTTCCTGTTCCATACGGGGGCTGTCGACGTGTTCGAGCAGCGGGTCGGTTCACTTCAAGCGATCGAGCCGTCGGTGCTCGGTATCCAGGTGGCGTACGCCGGCTACTTTACGCCGGTGCTGATCCCGGCTGGCGGTGTCACTTCGAACGGTGTCATCGAGTTGACCGCCACGTGATGATCAGGGGGGTCGGCCGACGGATGCCCCGGCCGACCCCCCTCTCACCACCCCCACCCGACAACCCATTAGAAGGAGCCACCAAATGTCTGACGACCAGCCCGACCAGACCGAAGCCGAACTCGAACGAACCCGCCAGGTAGTTGCCGCGGCGATGGCCGAGCAGATCGCCGTCAACCACGCCGCCGCCACCGAAGGCGTCGACGGCGGCACCGAAGAAGAAGTCGAAGGGGAAGAGGATCTGTCGAAGTTGTACAAGTCGGAGCTCGTCGACCGGGCCGAAGCGGCCGGGATCGATACGACCGGCATGTCGAAGGCGGAAATCGTCGAAGCCCTCGAGGAAAGTGAAGGCACCTGATGGCAACCACCGTATTTCGCCGCGACCACCTGTTGCGGCGACTCGTCAACCCGGCCAGCGTCTCCGTCGACTCGACCGGGCGCGCCACCACCTCGACCACCGACTACCTTGGGCGCCCACTCAAGGCGATCGTGTGGGCCGCGACGGCGGTGGTGCCTGGCGACATGATGCAGACCACCACCAACCTCGTCTATGTCTGCACCAGCGCCGGTACCCCGGCTGCCGGTGATCCGGCCCCTCCCGGCTATGGCAACACCGTCGTATCCGGTACGGCCACGATGCGGCAACTCACGACGATCTGATGGGCGCGCTCGGCGACAGCTATGCAAGCGAAGCCGAGCTCGAGGGCCGGCTCGGCTCCGACGACGACGGCACGTTCACGGCCGTGCTGTCGGCGGCGTCGCGTGGCGTGGAGTCGTTCTGTCGTCGCCAGTTCAACAAGACGACGTCGGCGTCTGCCCGCCGGTTTCGTCCGTTGGATTGGCGGCGGCTTCCCGTCGACGACTTCCACACCGTCACCGGGTTGATCGTCAACGTCGGCGGGTCAATCTGGGACGCCGCCGATTATGACCCGCAACCGTGGGGCGGCATCGTCGACGGTGCTTCTGGTTGGCCTTTCTACAACTTGTACGGGGTGAACCGGTCGTGGTCGAACACGTTGACGACGACGGTGACGGCACAGTGGGGTTGGGCGGCGGTCCCGGCCGGCATCAAACAAGCCACTTTGGATGTTGCGGCGGCGATCGTCCGCTCGTCAGGTTCGGAGTATCCGGTGCGGTCGGAGGCGATCGACGGCTACTCCGTCAACTACCATTTCCCGTCCGCCGGTGAGCAGTATCCGCCCGAACTCGAGCGGGCGTGTCCGTACCGTCGGAAACGGTTCGGAGTCGCGTAATGAGTCTCGAGACTGCGATCGCCCGGTTCCGGGCCCGTCAAGCCGACCTGTTCCGCGACACGGCCACCGTCTATCGGCCGACGACGGGTGGCACGTTGACGGCCGGGAACGTGTATGTGCCGAGTGTGGCGACCATCCTCTACTCCGGGCCGTGTCTGATGCGGGCGTTCACATGGGAGGGCACGACCGTCGAATCGGCCGACCAGGAGGTGCGGTTGCGTCGGTTGCGTGCCAAGTTCCCGGTGGACACCGACGTCGAAAAGGATGACGTTGTCGTCGCCTCCGCCTCTACGTTCGACGCGTCACTCGTCGGGGTCTCCTTTCGGGCGACTGACGTGTTTCGTGACGGCTGGCAAATCTGCCGGGTGTGCATCCTCGAAGAAATCACTGAGTGATGGCCGACGGCATCGACATTGACATGACCCAGGTTGAAGCGTTGGCCGTCGCGTTAGTGGAGGCGGGCCCGGCGATGGCGGTCACCGCCGCCAAAATCGTCGCCGTCGAAGCGGAGTTGGTGCGGGCCGAAGCCTCGGCTCGGGCCCCTGTGCTCACCGGGGCCCAGGCGGCCGGCTACTACGTGGAGGACGCCGGCGAAGCGGCGAAGCGGATCTCCAACGATGTCCGGGAAGCGTTCTACAACGAGTTCGGGACGTCGGACACGGCACCACAACCGGCGCTGCTCCCCGCCGCGGATGCGAGTGAGCTCCGTCTGGCAGTGAAGCTCGAGGTTGCTGCCGGTGAGGTGGTGTTGTGAGTGTCACGTTTCGCGGCGCCGACCTCACGACCGCCATCATCAACACGCTCACGGCGGCCGGGTTCACCGTCGGCGACGGCGAAGCCCCCGAATCAGCCGGCTGGCAAGGCGCACAAGGCACCTCGACCTACATCCCGTATGTGGATGTGCACCCGACGCCGGGCGGACTGACCGACGGGCCGCTCAACGATCCGAACACGGATGCGTGGGCGGACTACCAAATCATTTCGGTCGGCGCCGTTCGCAGGCAGGCGGAGGTGGTTGGTGACGCGGTGCGTGCCGCCATGTTGGCGGCGCATCTCACCGTGTCCGGCGGCCGAGCCGTCGCCTATGTCCGTTTGGACATGTTGGGCGGCGCCATCCGCGACGACAGCGTGCAGCCGTCCGTGTTCTACGTGTCAGATCGCTGGCGGATTCTGACGGTGCCGGCGTAGCGCTGCTGCCGCCAGCCGGTTCTGGCGTTGCTGAGCGTGTTGCGCGAGACGGACGAACACGATCGCGACAGCCACCAGCAGCAGGAACAGGACGGGGAACACGACGACAACCATGCCGTCACCGTATCCGCCGTGCCATCTGAAAGTCCCCTGATTGGCCTCTGTGTGGCCGTCTGCTG